CAATAATCATCTCAACTACATTCTCAAGCGATCCGGCATTGGCTTCTGTTATTGCGTCGAAGTTCCTCCAAAACAAGTCCTTTGCATCGGCTGTTATGAGAGGCAATTTAGCACGCTTGGCTGTTAGGCTTCGAGTCTCTGTATTTCGAGCCACCACAGGCGCGGGAGCGGGGTTAACGGCGCTTTGTAAAGGGACAAAACCACCTGCAATAAGCGGCGTATCTCCATTCGGTATCGGATCATACCCACGCTCGCCTCTTGCATCATTGATTGTCTTGATTCCCCACTTAAGCTCAAACTCTTCTTGACGCATATCAGCGTCAGGGTCATTGTATTCATAAGGCTGTGCTTCGATAAGCACGTCCTCTTCCCAGCGTCTAAAATGGCGAGTGAACTCTTCAGCAATATACAGCGCTTCAGGGTCGATAGAGTTTTGTCTAAAGATTGCCCATTGGACTTCGGCGGTTGCTTTATTTTGGAATGAGCCATCAAGCATTCCGGGAGGCACGCCAAAGACTTGAGAGATTTGCGACCTGACATCCTTGCTTACTGCATCGTAGCCGACTGAAAGCTCGCCTTTTGGCGGGAGTTCCAATTGCATTCCACCACCAAGCAAAGCACGGAGCTTATAGTCTGGTAGTTCTTCATTCCATGCTGATTTCAGTTTTTGCCACTCGTCTTGATCGAATCTCTCAGGAAACTTAGCAATAAGCGGCGGGACGGTATTATTAGCAAAAAGCCGTGCAAGGTAAGCACTAACTTCGCGGTCGATATTTGCATATTCCAAAGCGGCGGTTACTAAACCAACGCCAAAGATATTCATGCCGATAATCTCTTCAGGACGGCTTGCGGGGTGCAACTTTGCAAGGTGAATAATCTCTTTTTCTGGGATGGCTATATTGCCTTCTTGTGCTGATTGATAGACATAGCCATCAATAAAGTTATTCTCGCCTTTGATTACTCTCATGCGAGTCGGATTGAGCACCCACATCTGCAATGGCACGCGGTAGCCGTTTGTCGGTGTCCATATAAACGCATTGCCGTTAATGGATAGCCAGTTTTCAATATAGCCAAAGACTTGAGAGCGAGTGAAGTAAGGGTTAGGATTTGAAAGCAGCTCATTTGCCCAGTGACCGCGGCTTAACTCTTCTTTTTCCCAATTCTTTTCAGCATAAGCATCAAACTTAATACCGCTCAAAGCATTGGCTCGATGCTGCAAACAAGCAAAGACAGTGCCTCGAAGCGAAGCGCTTAATTCATTACCGACTTGAGTCGCACCGATATTGCGAGCACCACCTGACCGAATATACGGTCTGTCATTTCTTCGCGGTGCAACTGCACTGGCGATTCTATCTCGAAGTTGGTCAAGTAAACTCATACGTATATCTGTGGTGTTTTGCGAATCGCATTGAAAGCATAGCCCAATGCATCAATAAAGTCATCATGTTTGTCTTGTGGAGTGCCTGTAAAACTTAGCAGCTCCTCTGTAAATTCCGGATTTAAGTGAGGCACGTGATAAACAAGCCCTTGCTCGTATCTTGCCTCGACTGGTTGAAAGCGTATAACCTTGTCTCTATCCGCTCTCACTCCGACTACATTCATCTTGGTATTGCGTTTCAGCTCTTGCACCATCCAAGCCTGCGCCTGATTTGATTCGACTGCTACGACTCTTGCATTCCATCTTTGCTCGGCTGCGATTATGCGGCGTCCGATCTCTTGGAACTGCGCTCTAAAATGATCGGCTTCAACCACAATAACCTCGCCGTCTTTTGTCGTGCCTATTACCACGATTGCCGTATAGTCTGCAGTCTCTTTTTGCGATATTGCAAGGTCAACTCCAATGTAGTAAGCCGTGCATTCTTGACCGTTTGTAGTGCGTAGCCATTCGCGTTTAATTTTAGCCGCCGATCTATCTACATATTCAGCAAGAAACTCTTGAGCGAAGACCAAGCTCGGTAGCATCTCTTTTTGTCTGTCAATTTCACTCAACTTTATCTGACCGCCGTCATAAGTCGAGTAGTGAAACGACTGCCAATCTTGCATCGTCTCTGACATTTGGTCAAGTTGCCAAAAGTGGTTTTTCCCTTTTGGCGTTGAGAAAAAGAACGCATCGCCTTCATAATCTGCAAGCATCGGACTGATAACAAAATTCCAATCATCTTCAGCATTCGAGCAGTGAGCCCACTCATCACCAATAAAGCGGTGAAACTTATTACCTCTCAAACCATCCGCTCGGTAAATCCCTTGCAAGACCAACGTGCTACGACCTAATTTAATTTGGCCTTGCTTGTATGTCGCACCAAGGGGTGCAAAGAACTGCTGCGCTTCAGTTTCACGACCTGAGAGCTCGGTGTATGAGGGCGCTGTATAGAGAACATACGCTCCATCAATTTCAAGCATTTTCTCAAGGGCCAAAGCAAAAGCGAGATAAGACTTACCAAAGCGACGCCCGCACCTAACAACATTAAACCGACGCCGATTGCGAAGTATCTCAAGCTGTTTGTCATGCGGTTTTATCCGTATTACTGTGTCCATTCTGTGAACCCCACTCTATTATCATTTTGCCTTTCTCTGCTACTTGATTATTCAAGTGAGTCAGTAACTCCATTAGTAGTTTCATGGCTGTAATATCTTCTTTTAGCAAAATCTTTTTATGAATCAGCATCTCAATGATTTCAGCCGCTACAGTTTCTTTAGTCTTGCCGGGTTTTGATAGCTCTTCGGCTGCCATCCTTGCAAGGTCCTTTACATAAGTAATGCTGCCCTTTGGTCTGCCATTGCGATTGATACGCTCGGGCTTGTCTCTGAAGCTATGTCCTTTGAGGTTATCAGCGCCTGCCATAATAAACTCCTAAACCTAAACCAATACCAAGAGCACCAACTACCCAGCTCCAATTATTTTCAGTCACTACTTGAGTCGGTAAAGTTACCACCTTAATTGAGTCAGGTCGGGGGCGATATACAAGCGAGAAATGACCCTTGCGATTAGCATACGCAAAAGCCATGTTTATCGTATCTTGAGTCGCAGTGATGACCGAGTCCGATTGTGCTATAAATGCAGTATCGCCACAAGGTATCTCAATTGGCTTCTCGAGAAAGTAGATTGTATCCTTTGTCTTGATTGTGACTGACTTTGTATGGACTGAATCTCGAATAGTCACGGGGCGCTCAATTACTTGCACCTTGGTAACGGTATCAGTCATGCGCTTTTCGCCTTTGCCAATATGAAGCCCTGAGACAAAGCCGATAATCAGCAAGACTGCAAGAATAACCAATGCGTTTAGTATCTCATTGAATTTCATTGCACGACTCCATTCTCAATGAAGAGATTATCAACAATGCCATTCTCATGCACGATTGCAAAGCCATGATTACTATTGGAGTGAGGCATATAGTTTTGTCTTAACTTGCACAAGCAGCCCGTGGAATATGCTTTGTAAAACTTGCCATCCAAACTCTTGATCGAACTGAATGAAGTCCTATGCACGTGACCCATCACCACATTCGCCGCTGCTTTGAGAATCAAAGCGCGGGCGGGGTTGACGCCGCCTGAGACTTTCATCTCGTGACCATGCACTATGTATGTATTTTCTATTCTCATAAATTGAGTCGACTCTACATACCTAATATCAAGCTCGTCAAGTTTTAGCAAGTAGCGATAATGGATAAGCTCTGCGACTGCATCTGCTTTTGCCATCAAGTATCGCTGCAATCTGTCTTCATGATTGCCAAGCTTAAAGTAAATTGTCTGCTCTTTGAACTCTGAACGCAAGCCCTCTAAAAATTGCTTTGTTAGCTCTAACTCGTTCAGGAACTTCGGCGTATCGGCTGTCTTAGGATGTCCTGATATTTGCGCCGCGTCAAGTATATCGCCGTTCAGAATGATATTCTCGACTCGATCCTGTTTTGCATATTGAATCGCAGCAATAAGCGCCGCCTTATCATGAATGCCTAAGTGAATATCACTGAAGACCGCAGTCTTGCCTTGAATGCGAAGCGTAGGCATGACCTCCTCACGTCCATCGTCCATCGTGTTAAGCCAATCAGGAACTTTGCCCGGCTCTTCGATTTGAATTGCATCAGGATCAAAACGCTTGCCTTGTCTGTAGTTCAGTATAGCAGCGTATTCTTGATCGTTTAAGCGCGGTCTGTATTGACTCACTGGTTAGCACCTAAAATAATACTCGCTGCTTCTTCTTCCGTTTGCCATTCATATTCGTGAATGTTTATTTCGTCTATTAATACCGCTCTTGTATTTTGAGGCGGGTGCCATACTGATAAATCGCCATTCCAAATGACTATGTTATGTATTTTATTTTCGCTATTAAGAATTACGTATCTATTCATGTTTAGCCTATCTCAATAACTACAACAACACCATTGCCACCTGCTCCACCAGCGCCG